CTGGAGGGTCGTCGGGACGGCTGAGCTCGTCCATGACGTCTCTGGCCGACTGTAAAAACGACTGCAACCGCAGGACGAGCTGCCGTTCAACATCATGCGCCGGCAGTCTGGTCGGTTGGTTCGCAGTCCCTTCCTTACTCGTGGCTTGACAAACGTAGTAGCAATACCGTCTGCCGTTCTTTAAGGTGTGGGAGGGAGTGAATCGATTGCCTTTTGCGTCCTGCACTATGCCGACGAGCAATCTGGGGGAGTTCGCCTTGAGACCCTTCCGGCGCCCCTGATTGGCACTCTTCAGCTGAGCTCGTACCCGACCCCACAATTCCCGAGAAACAACGGCAGCGTGTTCTCCGGGATGGTTCTGACCCCGGTGGTGAATCTCCCCAAGGTAAATCCGGTTCTGCAGGATGTCGTACAGCGCACCCCGAGAATAGGAAGTTCCTCCCGACCGGTTCCCGGCAGCACTGATCCTCACCTTGCTCTTGATGCCTTCCTCATCGAGCCGGGCCTTTAGCTTCGAAACACATCCGAGTTCAAGGTAGAGATGGAAGAGCCGAACAACGAGCTTGGCTTCGTTCGGATTCACGACTAGTTTTCGGTCCTTAAGGTCATATCCGAGCGGTACGGTGCCACCCATCCACATCCCTTTGCGTTTGGAGGCGGCGATCTTGTCGCGGATTCTCTCCCCGGTGACCTCCCGTTCAAATTGCGCGAAAGAGAGCAGAATATTAAGGGTTAGCCGCCCCATCGAAGTCGTGGTGTTGAACTGCTGGGTGACCGATACGAAAGAGACCCCGCGGGCGTCAAGGGCTTCCACGATCTTGGCAAAATCGGTGAGACTACGGGTGAGGCGATCGACCTTATAGACCACGATGGTGTCGACCTTATTGGCCTCAACATCTTTAAGCAAACGCTGGAGCGCCGGTCGGTCGAGGGTTGCACCCGAATATCCACCATCGTCGTAGTTGGCCGGGAGGGCTCTCCATCCTTCGTGGCGTTGACTGGCGATGAAAGCCTGGCAGGCTTCTCGTTGAGCATCTAAGGAATTGAAGGACTGCTCAAGGCCTTCTTCGGAGGACTTGCGGGTGTAGATCGCACAGCGGATGACGGCTTTGGGCTCGGTGCTCATTGGGCCTCCCTGGATTGGTTGGATTGTTTGTGTTTAAGACCGAAGAAGAGTGGTCCCGACCAGCGGGTGCCAGTGATGAGGCGGGCAATCTCGGAAAGGCTTTTGTAGCGAGTGCCTTTGTATGCATAGCCTTCTGTTTCCACTTCGACGACATGAACTTGCTCTTTCCACTGGCGCACGAGGCGAGTTCCGGGCTTGACTGGCGGCTGGGTTGAAAATGATGCGTTGGGGTCGGCTTCAAATGCCCTTGCCAGCTGCCGAAGTCGGCGGCAGCCAGGTTCGCTGAGTCCACCCAGCGCCTGTTCCTGCAGGCGGTGAGCAACGATCGGAAGGATCAGGTCTTTTCGTATCCCAAGTGGCGGTTCTCTTTCGAAGAGCTGTCGCCAAAGTTCGCACAGGGCAGGTTTGCTCAAATGGGGCAAAGAAGCGAGGCGCTGCATAGAAGAAACCGGCATAGTACCTCCTTGAGACGATCAGCAACATTCCCGCTTCCTTTCGAAGAAAGTTCAAGTGGAATCTGACCAGCGGCATCCTCATTTTGCTTGACTTGCAGCCTGCGGAATGCTCTTAAAGCTCCGCGGGAAGAGGACCGCCCCGATGTTTCGACCCCTTCTTGATCAGGCGCCTGAAGATCCGGAATGCCACTATCGGAAGCAAGAGGCTTTTCCGGAGTTGACAGGGTGGGGCTGCTTTGAAAAACTGCCGCCATAGGGCTTGTAGATCAGCCTTCCATAATCTAAGTAAGCGAGAGACAGGCGCTCGGAAACCGAGTCGGGGATATGACCTCCTAAAGTACGGTCGGAGACGATTGCCGCTTTGCTTGGGCCGAAGAGTAAAGACTTTTATAGGGGGAAACTGCTATGCCGCCGCGAGGCCGACCGAGAAAGAATGGGGAGAAACCGCGGTGGATGTTTGAACGAAGCCTGTTCATACTGCTTGAATTCCATAAGACCAGAAACCGCGAGCCCAAGCACTCCGCCGCGATAAGGGACACGGTGGCTGTCATTCGACGCAAGTACCCCGAGCTACCCATTTCCGAAACCGAAGTGAAACGAATCTTGGCCAAGTGGATGCCTAGAGACTGTGAAACAGCCTTCCTAGTGCGTGAACCTGCGAATCCGGATGCGATGCACCGACTGCCGTGTGGCGACTACAGGCCCACAGTGTCGATATATATAGGACCGAGACCAGTTTATCCGCGTATCAACCAGAAAACTCCCCGTAAGTCTACTTCGTGATCTACCTCGACATGCGAATAGCCTGATCCATAAATCACACACTCAGCATTTTTTTGGACCCAAATACTTCTACTCTGCTGCGTGCGTTGTGAGCATTATGGAGTGGTTCCTAATTTGGAAAGGAGCACTCCAAGATGATTCCGACCGGTGGTACGAGGAAAAGTATTTTGGGTGTCGATGGTCGCGCTAGCCATCAGCCCCAGCTGTCGGTCACTTACCGCCCCATCGAGCATATCCAGCCTAGTTCTAAGAATCCGAGACTGCACAGCGCGAAGCAAGTCCGGCAGATTGCACACAGCATCGAAGAGTTTGGCTTCAACGTGCCACTTCTGGTCAATGAACACAGCGAGCTCATCGCGGGGCACGGACGCTGGCTGGGTGCCCAGCTAGCTGGGCTGAAGCAGGTACCTACCATCTGCCTGGAGCACCTGAGCACAATGCAGGTGCAGGCGTTCATGATTGCAGATAACCGCCTCACAGAAAATGCGGAATGGGACAGCAAGCTACTTGCTGAGCAGCTGAAAATGCTATCAGAGGCAGAGCTGGACTTTAGCGTCGACGTGACCGGGTTCGAGGTCGGCGAGATCGATGTTTTGATTGAAGGCCTCGCCCCCGCGATCGATGGCGAAAATGATCCTGCAGATGCGGTTCCGGTAACCTCCACAATTTCGGTCAGCCGCAAAGGAGACTTGTGGCGGCTGGGACGTAATCGGGTTTACTGCGGGAACGCCCTTAATCGCAGCAGCTACACTGAGCTCATGCAAGGTCGGCGAGCCGACATGGTGTTCACTGATCCGCCTTACAACGTCCCCATTGCCGGGCATGCGGGTGGGCTGGGAGCGATCCAGCACAAGAACTTCCCGATGGCCTCGGGCGAGATGACTGAAGCTGAGTACACAGATTTCCTTACCCTTGCCTGCAGCTTGATGGCCGACTATACCACCGACGGTTCGCTGCACTTTCTCTGCATCGATTGGCGTCACTTGGGAGAACTCGTTACTGCCGGCAAGATCACATACGGGAAACTGCAAAACGTGTGCGTCTGGGTGAAAGATAATGCCGGCATGGGTTCGCACTATCGGAGCCAACACGAATTCGTCTTCGTCTATAAGAACGGGCCTGGTACCCACCGCAATAACGTTCAACTGGGCCGGTATGGTCGTAATCGCAGCAATGTCTGGCACTATCCGGGAGCGAACTCCTTTTCGCGATCGACTGAGGAGGGCAACCTGCTTGAGTTGCATCCCACCGTGAAGCCGGTCGCTTTGGTGGCGGACGCTGTGATGGATTGCACCAACCGCAATGACATTGTGCTCGATCCATTCTTGGGCAGCGGTACGACCATCATCGCGGCAGAACGCACAGGTCGCAGATGTTATGGCATGGAACTCGACTCCGGTTACGTCGATATTGCCATTCGGCGCTGGCAGGCTTTCACCGGATTGTCGGCAATGCATGGCAACTCTGGACGCAGCTTTGCACAAATGGAAGAGGAGGCGAGCAATGGCAAATGAAAAACGACAGGACCAGACAGGCGATGGGCCGGTCGGCTACTGCCGCCCTCCGGCATCCACGCGCTTCAAAAAGGGGCAATCGGGGAACCCGAAAGGCCGCCCCAAGGGTGCCCTAAGCGTAGCCACCGCGCTTTCCAAGGCACTGCGCGAGAAGGTGACTATCAATGAAAACGGTAAACGCAAGGTGATCACCAAACTCGAAGCCTCGAGCAAGCAGATCGTCAACCAGGCGGCGTCAGGGAAGATTCAGGCCACGCGATACCTACTCGACTTGGCACGCCAGATCGAGGAGAAGAACAATCAGGTGCCGAACCCGGACGGGGTCATGTCCGAGCTCGATCTTGATGTCATCCAAGGCCTCCTCAATAGATTTCAACCGCAGCAGCCCGAGGCGGAGCCGGAGCCGGAACCAGAGGAGACCCTAAATGACGATCAGCACAGCTGAGTATCAGGCCATCACCCGCAGCGATTTTTACACGTTCATCAACCGCAGTTTCCTTGAACTGAACCCGCAGGCATCCTTCTTGCACAACTGGCATATCGAGCTGATTGCAGCCGAACTCGAACTGTGTCGTCGTGGCAAGACCAGGCGTTTGATCATCAACGTACCGCCGCGGTCGCTGAAGTCGCACTGCGCCACGGTGGCCTTTCCAGCTTTTCTCTTCGGTCATAACCCTGGCGCTCAGATCATCTGCGCCAGTTACGGGCAAGATCTGGCCAATAAACACGCTACGGATTGCCGCACCTTATTGGCTAGTGCGTGGTATCAGCGATTATTCCCCACTCGGCCGTCCTCTCAACGTCAGGCTTTGCAGGAACTCACCACCACCCAAAACGGTTCCCGCTTAGCCACTTCGGTCGGAGGAGTGCTCACCGGGCGTGGTGCAGATTTCATCATCATCGATGATCCCCTGAAGCCAGAGGAGGCCCTCTCCGAAACCCAACGCTCGGCGGTGAATGCTTGGTTCGACCACACGCTCTACAGCCGGCTCAATGACAAGCGGACGGGCTGCATCATTATTATTATGCAGCGGCTGCACGAGGACGATTTAGTCGGACACGTGCTCGAGCAGCAAGACTGGAAGTTGGTGCGACTGCCAGCTATTGCGGACGAAGATGAGACCCACACGATTCATTCGCCTCTCCGTACCTGGACCGTTCACCGCAGAACGGGGGAAGCGCTGCATCCAGAGCGGGAGCCGCTCGAGGTACTGGCGAATCAACGTCACACCCTGGGGGAATACAACTTCGCGGGACAGTATCAGCAGCAGCCGGCTCCCCAGGGTGGCGGCATGGTGAAGGCAATCTGGTTTAAGTCTTACTCAACGAATGAGCGACCCACCCGCTTCGAGTTTGTCTTTCAAAGTTGGGATACGGCAAACAAAGCCACCGAATTGAGCGATTACAGCGTCTGCACCACCTGGGGAATAAGTGAGAAAAAATTCTTCTTAGTCGATGTCCTGCGCGCCAGGCTCGAATACCCTGACCTGAAGCGTGCAGTGGCCACTCAGGCGATGCGTTTCAAACCCAGGAACATTCTGATTGAAGACAAGGCCTCAGGCACACAACTCATTCAAGACCTGAAGCGTGATGGCGTATACGCTGCCACTGCGTACGATCCGGAGGGAATGGACAAGATCATGCGGCTGCACTCCGTCACCAGCACCATCGAGAATGGGTTCGTTTATCTGCCGGAACGGGCGGAGTGGCTCGTGTCTTACCTGCACGAACTGACCACGTTTCCCAGCGGAAAGCATGACGACCAGACCGACTCGACGTCGCAAGCCCTGGACTGGGCCAAGAACCACAATCGCGCATATGGGCTTTTTGACTACTGGCGTCAGGAGGCCGAGAAACTAAAGACGCAGCGAAGGACTCCGCAAGTCGAGGGCCCAAATTTCCGCAATGTTCACGAGTGGAGATCGTCGTGGTGAAGACTGGCTCCGGATCGGAACCAAACTCCTCCGTATCGTAGTTTTCAACTTGCTATAAGTTCCTGCCGTGTTCTGGAAAACTGTTGTATGAGAAACCGTATCGAGGATTCGAATCCCTCCCTCTCCGCCAGACCTTTAGTTTCTGCTATTTACAGTACGTGACTACCGACTGACTACCAAATTCCGATCATTTGCCCCCGCGCGGTATTAAGCACTGGAGGCAATATGGCAGTCACACTCTACCGTCAGGTCGGCAAAGGCAAGGCTCGGCGCTACCAGAAGGTCAATCTCGGACGTGGGCGCCGCCCCGCCGATCTCACCGGTCCTTACTTCCTGCGGTATTCGCACGCCGACGGCACCCGTCCATGGGAACTCGTGGGCGACGACCTCGACTCGGCAATCGACGCTCAGAAGCGCAAGCAGGCATACTTTGAAGCGCTCGATGCAAACGAACCCGTCATTCAAGACCAAGACGAATCTGGTCGAACGAAAATCACGGACGCTGTCTTTCAATGGTTCGCCGAGCTTCAGCTATTTCAGGGCAAAGACCAACAGGGCAAGAGCG